TTATTTATAACTTCTAATACGGTTGCCGTGTTTGTCGTATTCAGTTATCCTGCCTGATGAATCTTTCTTAAAACTTCCAGTTTTGTTGCCATGTTTATCGTAACTTGTTGTTACCCCATTAGAACCTGTTTTATACGTACCAACACGATTACCACTTTTGTCATATTGTGTAGTCGTTCCGTTTGAACCAGTTTTGAATGTGCCGACTCTGTTACCACTTTTGTCATATTGCGTAATCGTACCATTTGATATTGTTTTATAAGTACCAACTCTGTTGCCACTTTTGTCATATTGAATTGTTGTACCATTTGAGGTCGTTCTGTAACTTCCTGTTCTGTTTCCGTATCTGTCGTAAGAATTTATGGCTTCACAAAATCCATAACTTGCAGTTAAGCATAAAATTAATAATGTTAAATATATTTTTTGCATAAAAATCTCCTTATCTTGTAAAACGAATTAAATTAGATTTTGTTCATGTCAAAAACGGACATTATCTACTAGACAAAAGGAAAAATATTTTACTGTTACCTTTTTTAAATGTACAAATTATGTTTGAAACGTAATAATGTTATAACCAGAAGTACATAAAAATGATTCTAATTCAGCATAATCTTCTAATGTTTTAAGGTTTTCTATGCTATCAACTAAAACCTTTTTAAATTTTATATTATTTTCTTTTAACTTTAAAATAATTGTTTTTATATCTTTGTTATTTAAATTTGCAATTGAAATGTTTCGATTAACTAAATCGTTAATATTATTAGCAATATCAGTCCATTCTTGGTTTGACAAATTATTCATATCTGAATTATTATCAATTTTTGCATTTGATAAAATTATTGATTTTATAAGTTGTTCATTGGTTTTTTGAGTGCATAGTATTAACATTCTGTCTTCAATATTTGCATTTTTAATATATTCTGATAAAATTTTGTTTGAGTTAACTACTTCTAAATCGTTTTTCATAATATTATCCTTTCTTTTCTTAATTACTGCATCTTTAATATAACAAGCATATATGTCAAAAACGGACATAATGTTAAAATTTATTCATCTTTAAAGATTTTGATATAATGCCGTTGTAACGAGGCGAGGGGTTTGAGAATTTTTTTCAAGGAGTTTGAGAATTTTTGTCAAAAATTACCCTACATATTTTAAGAATTTTATAAATAGTTTATAACCTTTATGCCAACTACTTTTTAGATAGTTTACTATTTTATTTATTTTCTTATGTTTTAAATATCCATGTTTAAATAATAACGCAAACTTTAAACTTATTATTACGGTAATAGTATTTAAAATTTAGTTTTGAATGTTATTTTTATTTTCATTTTTATTCTGCTTTTGTATTAGTTCAAATTCTATGTCATATACGCTATGATTTATTTTTAAATCTGTTTCTTTTCCGTCTTTTAAGGTTATTGATTTTATTTTTCCGTATAAAACTCTATCTAAACTTGTTGATTTTACCATTTGACCTTGTCTAAAACGCACTGTATGATATTTTGCAGCATTATCATTTTTAAATCTGTTTGACCATTTTGCAGAGTTTTTATACTCGTGCGTTTTTCACCGTTTTTTATTTTTTCAAACCAATATTTTTTTATTGTTAAATCTAATATTCCATCTTTTTTACTCATTTTTCTTTTTAATACTCCTTTAAATGTCTGTTAAATATGCTTTAAATACCATTCAATTTTATTTCTTATAAAATCTCCGGAAGATTTTCCCCTCATTTCCCATTTTTCATAAGGCAATACTGTTAAATCAATTTTACCGATATTATTCTTTAACCATCCGTTATGAGGTAATAATTTTGTTATAGTTCCTGCTTTTACCATTTGTCCAATCTCGGCATGAGTATAAAAATCATTAACACTTAATCCGTATTCCTTTATTGCTCTTGCACATTCACAATAAAATTTTTCCATTTGTAATTTAGTCATTGGTGCTTTTACATCTCCGCCGGCACACGATATATTATATGTTATTGAATTCATACCAGCTGTGCTTGCTGTTTGTCCTGTTGGTAAGCCTTTTACAACTTCACCGCTTTTACCTATTATTAACTGGTAACTTTGCATGATATGTTGTGTTAAATTATATGAGTTTACTCCTGTCCAATGTCCAATTATATATTTTATCTTTGCCATTCTTTTTCCTTTTAAATTTTTATCTTGATTCTTCTAAATATCTTTGTATGTGTGCAGGGGTTATGCAATGCGGAGGTAATTTATAATATTCACATATTTTGTTATGACATAAGGCAAAATATTCACTACAAATATAGCCTTTATAATCTTTTTGCTTTCCGTTATTTTTACATAACCAAGCTTTAAATAATGCTTTTATGTCTCCAACACCATAGTTATACCCAATATATTCTTCCATTGCGTTTCTATTTAGTTCTAATTCATAAAATTTAAAGCCGTCTTTATGTTTTTTCTCTATTTGTTCCCATTTTTGTAACGGGTATCTTCTAACACCTGCGGGCATTCCTTTTTCAGTCTTGCCATTAATATGAGATTCATACACCCACCATTTTTGAGAATGATATTTTAACATCAAAACGTGGCACGGTATTTCTTTTGAATTAGGTGCATAATTTTTGCTAAATTTTACGATTTGTTTTGTTACAAAACTCTTTGTATCATACTGTAAACCTATGTACGTTTTTTCTTTGTCGAGCTTTGATAATTTTATTTCTATCATATTTTATCCTTTTGTATTTTATGATTATCTTTATATAGTTTAGATTTTTTCTTTAATTGTTTTTGCAAAAGTTTATTTGCTTTATTTAATGCTTTAACTCCTGCATCAGCGATTTTCTCTTTTACTTCATTAGGAATTACCGGTATGCCATAAGTTGCTAAATACGCATTTCCTGCAGTAAGTCCTGCAATGATAGCTTCCTTTTCAAGGTCATCAACTTTTGTTGAACTATCAATTTTTGTCAAAATTCTATCAGCAACAAAATCTTCTAAATTTTCTCTTTTATTGTCTATTGTTATTACTATCTTTTTAAACTTATTCATTTACCACTCCAAAATCATCAGATAACTGCATAAAACACTCTTGTACAAATTGTGCTGTTACAACTTCATTATGCTGATATTCTTCAATCGGTTTCAAGTCCTCAAAGTCAGGCATATCATAGGCAATAATTTTAACTTCTTGCCCCAAATTTACAGCCATTGATATTGTAGGCAGTAAATCACTTAAAAAGTCCTTATGTGTTCCGTCTTTCATTGTTACTTGCCGTCTGATATAGCCAAGTGATGTGTTGAAAAACGAAGCATTAAATTCATCAATCTTCTTTTGCTTTTGCCATTCTTGATATTCTTCTGTACCTCTTAAGTCTACAAGTTGATATTCTCTTACTGTCCATGCAATATTTTTAGGCAGTTGAGAATATAAAGCCCATTTATAATCTTCTGTTTCACCTACGCAATGTGTAGGTTTTTTGTATTGCTTGCATTCAAGTTTTCATCAAAATATATTGTCATAAATTACTCCTTACATAATAATGTCATAATCTTGTGGTGTTCCTTGTTGCCAAACTTCTGTATACTCTGTTGCAGAAATAGTTATTTCTGCAAATCTAGCACGTTTAGTTCCTCCAGTAAAATTACTTGATGGAACGTAAATTCTGTGATATTTATAACTTTTACTAGAGTTAACTGTAATAGTCCATGATTGATTAATTGCAGTTACAGAATTAGTAAAAGTTACAATATCTTCCCAATTAGAATTATCATTTGAACCTTGAACAATACCGCCAGTTGGTGCAGTTGCACCTGAATAAGGTGAATTATCTATTTTTAAAGATGCAATTTTTAAAGGAATAGGATTATACCAACTAATCCAATAAAACGTTGCACCATTAGCACTGTCTGCATATCTATTGTCATTGACAATACCGTTAAAAGCATAAAATGCTAAACCATTAGTGCCACTTGAACTGCTACTGTCTACTGCAAAGCTATCTCCCCCTATAGTGCCATTGGCACTCAATGTAGGTTGAACAAAAGGTGTTTCTGTAATAATCTTTTTAAGATACTTTTGTACATTAATAGTATGTTTTTGCGGAATAATTAAGTTATAATCATTTTCTGTTCCTGCTTGCCAAGCTTCTGTCAATTTTGTTGCTGTAATTTGAAGTTCACCCATTCCTGATGAAGTTCTATAACATTCTGTAATATCTAAATATATTGTATCTGTAATAATACCTTCTGCTGGTATTCCTGTAATTGTTGTTAAACCATAATTTGAATTTACACCAGTAAAAGCATCACCTATTGGTATAGCTTTTGAACTATTGGTATAAAATCTAGCAGTTTTTGTATGATTTGTATAATTTGAATAGCAATTATAAAATTTTAGTCCAGTTATCCTTATCTTGTAAGGAAATTTAACTTGCCACCAACCTAAAGGTGTATTAGATGTAGTTTGCCAGAAATTAGATGAAGAAGAACCTGATATGTTACCATCCATAGCACCATACATCTTACCATCTCCTTCAGAACTTGCGGTAAATACCATATTACCACCTGCTATGGCAGTATTATTTGATGTTGCAACTGGTTGTGTCCAAGATGTTTCGGTTACTATTCTTTTTAAATACTTTGGTGTATCAATCATATGCGGTTGAGGTACTAAACCTGCCTGAATAACTTTTTTAACATCTGCGTTTAATTCAAATCTGTGGAAAGAAGCATAATAAGTTAAACCACCGCCTGAATATGTCCAACCGGTAAAGTTTAATCTGATTTTATTTGTAAAGATAGAGTTTGAAGCAAACAATGTTTCATTTGTGTTATATGTGTAATCTCCGTCATAACTACCACTTATAATAGTTGTCCAAGAACCGTTATTGTAAGCTTCTATTGATATAGCTTGCACAGGTAACTCACTCATACCGCTTGCACCTGTTATAAAATTTAAAGAATTTATGCTTATAGTATCTGAAAAAGTATAAGTAACACTATAATTACCATTGCTAAGTCCTGTTACAGCATTATTATTGATAATATTATTTGCTTGCGATTGAGTTATTTTTGTTAAATCAGATATAGTAATGCTAGGATTTTTTTCACCGATATAGTCCGTTACAGTTTCGGTTGTTTCTGTTTCTTGCAAATATTCAGGAATTAAAATACAACTACGCATTGTTCACAGCTCCTGCTAAGTATCCATTATATGTATTGTCAAAGAAGAAGTTACCTGCTTGATTACTTGTAAAAGTACAATTAGCAGGTATTCTAACCGTATTATCATATACTGTAACGCTGTTTGAATTGCTATCTGTTATCGTTACTTTTGCAACTGATGATGAACCTGTGAAAAAAGTACCATTGTTATCAAAAGTGTAATTAGTTGAAACACTTATTGTTTTTGCATTAGCAAAATATAACGGTACTTCCCCATTGTATTCTACAACATCCATTTGTGTTTTAGGGAATGTTGTACGTCCTGCATAAGTGCTTTCTGTTTGATAAACAACTTCCTCTAAATCTGCTGTTGTTCCGTCTGCATAAGTGATTTCAACAGTTGAACCAAGTTCAGGAAGTTGTGATGTAGGTACTTTACCTGTGCTATCTAATTCTGCATAACCATTAGCAACACCTTTGTTAGTTTTATCTTCTTTACCTGAGTTCAACGCTGATATATCATTTTTTATTTGTGCAATTTCTGTACTATCAACAACAATTACAATATTATCTGCCTGCGTAATTTCAAGTAACATTCCTATTTGTAATTCTTGTAAAAGACTTCCATCATTGTATTTTGTAGGCATTTCTATTTGAGCAACTTGTATTAAATTACCATCAACATCTATTAAGCCGATTTCTCTTATTGTGTAATAATCAATATCCTGCGGAATATCCGCTATAAATCTATGCTGCGGAGCATTATCTATATATTCCGTTATCGGCAATAAATCTAATTGGTTTACAAGTTCTGTTTGAGTTTTAGAGGGTTCATACATACTTCCGTTTGCATCACCGATTGCAATGTAAGATATGTTTAATTCTTCATTGTCTAAACCTTTTCTTGATATTATTTGTTCACCAATATTTGTTATAACTTTTTTATATTCTGTCATTGTTTTTTCCTATATGATTATTCTTCTTGTAATAATAGGTACTTGCTTTATTGCAAGACTTGACGTTACAAGGTGCATTATTTCTGTCTTATCCAATTTAGCTCTTAATTGCTTGTATTCTTCTATTTTTTTTAAAATAGTGTTTTTAATTTCTTGTGAATAGCTTATTCCATCCAAATAAAGCTTGATTTTAAAATGGTGCGGAAGTCCGTCATAATTAAACCAAGGTATATAATCAGATTTTATATCTTCACTATTTATACATTCCTTTATTGCTTTTACTGTTGCTTTATAACGATGTAATTTTATTGCACGCTTTAGCAAAGATATTTTTTCATCTCTTGTTTTACAGTCATTCCAACCTTCTGATAAAATATGATATTGTGCTGCAAGTGAACTTAATACACTATTCTGTAAATTATCCGGCATACAAGTCATTATTTTTGACAAATCAATATTTAATGACTCATTTATGCATTCTTCAAGTGCTAAATTTGTTTTATCCTGCAATATTTGAGGTAACATAGAACTATTAGCCATAAACTCTTACCTCTTTTCTACGCTGCATTTCCATAAGCATTGTTAAAATTTCTCTTTTATGCTTTCTTAATTCATTTAAAAATTCGTCTTTTGTTTCTTTTGTAGCATTTGCAATATTTACAACAGGAGAATAATTAAGCGTTATATTATTTTTATTTCCGCTGCGTTTATGATTTCTCCATTGTGAAGCTTCAGGAGCAGTTAAAATAGATTCTTTTTTATGAACCTTTGCAATATATCCGTCATAAGGTACATTATCAAGCCCGTTTGCGTGTGAACCGTCAATTTTTGTTCCTGTTCCGGATTTTTCTTTTTGTCCAAAGTTTAATTTACCTCCAAGAGTTATTAAATCTTTTACCCATTTTACGGCTTCAACCATTTTTGTTATTGCAAAAGCTATGCCTTTACCAAATTTAATTCCCCATTGTTCTGCTTCTTTTCCGTCTGATTTTATTGGACTAAAAAATGCTTTTATCCATTCAACGGCAGGTTTTATTGCAGTTCCTATTGCGTTAAATGTAGGTTGTAATGGTGCAAGTCCTGTTTTTATGCCTGTAAAAACACCCTTAAAAAATGATGAAATTGGTGTCCAATATTTATAAATTAAAAACGCTCCGGCAATTACACCGGCTGCTATAAGTCCAACAGGATTTAAACTCATTGTTAAATTCAAAGCACGCATTGATGTAATCGCTTTTTTGCAATTTGGAATAAAATTAACAAAACCGTTCTTTATTCCGTTTATGCCGTTTTTAACTGCATTAAACGCATTTTGGGGTGCATTCATAAAAAAGTTAATCATTGCATCACAGCCACCGTTTACTTTTGTTATTACAGAAGTCATTAAATTAGGTATTGCTTTAAACCCCTTAGCAATGCCTGCAAACCTTTTTTTTATGTCAATATTGATATTTTTTAATTTTATTCCGTTTGCCCATAACCAAACATCAGCTTCTCGATAAACACCTAACATATCTTTAAAGCCTCTTATAGAAGCTCCGATTAACATAGATGTTGTACCTAAACCTGTTAATACTACACCTGTACCTAATGTTGCAACCGAGATTACTGATTTTAAAGGTTGTGGTATTTGTTCCATAATATCAGAAAGAGATTTTAAACCTTTTGATGCAGTAGTAATTACAGGTAATAAACCGTTACCAAATTCTATACCTAAACTTTGGAATGAATTTTTTAATGTTTGTGATGAATTGTTCATTGTTCCTGCTTGTTTTTCAAAAGCTTCATCAACGGCATTTGTACCATCACGCATACCTTTAAGAGTTTCTGTATATGCTTTATTTTGTTTAGTACATAAGCCTACAACAGCGTTATATGCTTCTGTTGAACCAAATAAGCTTAATATCATTGCATCATTACCGCCTACGGCTTTTGTGATTTTCATGAATGCATCAACCATTCCGCCAGACTTTTGTACTAAATCTTTAAAACTGCTTGCTCCTAATTGAGTAAGAATTTTTTTACTTTCCTTACTTTCTCTTGTCATACCTGAAATAGCTGCTTTAATTTGTGTATGTGCCTGTGCTGCCGGTTGTCCTGTTGTTGTCAATGCTGCAACAGAAGCTAAATAATCATCTAATTCAATTCCCGATGCTGCTACTGTTCCTGCTACGGCACCAAAACCTTGAGCTATTCCCGAAATAGTTGTTTTACCTGTTTTTACTGTTCTAAAAATGTTATCATATACTTTTTGAGCTTTTTCACCCTCTAATTGCCAAGCATTTATTGATGATGTTACAAGATCAACTGCTTCATCTGTTGAACCTAATCCGGCTATACCCAATTGTGCTGATTTTTCAAGCACAGTAAATTGATTTTTTGCATCAATTCCTGCGGAACGAATATTGTACAAAGCATTTGTTAAATCATTTATTGCAACGGGTGTTGTTTTTGATATATCTAAAACTTTTTTACCCATTTCATCTAATGATTCTGTATTAGTATCTATTAAGGTGCTTACATTTGTCATTGAAGATTGAAAATCTCCTGCCATTTTTGCACCGGCACCTGATACAGCAATTAAACCTGCTCCTGCGATTGTTGATTTTTTACCAAAACTTTCAAACTTTTCCGCTGTTTTATCAAGGCGGTTTTGTAGTTTTTCAAAATCTTTATCACTCGCACGAGTAGCTTGTTTTATGACGTTTGATAATCCGTCTTTTGCTTGTAATACAAGTTTTAGTCTTAATTCTTCCGACATTTTTTATTCTTTCGCTTAATCATTTTCATTGTTAGCAGTTATATTATTTACAAAGTGCTCTGCCTGTTCTGTCCAATAATTCAAAGTTTGTGCATCAAAGCTCATAACCGTTTCATAACTCCAACCCGTAATATGACTTATAAATATTATTTTTTGCGGGTCAATTTCAATAACTTTTTTAGTTCTAAATATTTATCCTCTATCGCTGAAACATCTTCTAAATCTAAATCTAATATGTCATGAGCGGTTACTTTTTCACCGTCTATTGTTATTAATTCAGCTAAAATATATAAACTTGTTGAAACATCTCCGCCTGATAATTTTCTTGCTCTTAAAAGCATGTGTCCGTCAGCTTTGCTTATATCATTAAATTCAACTTTTTTATCAGACATTGGTAAAATTAATATATTTTTTGCAAAATCTTCTTGTTCCGGACTTTTATTTTCTTCATCAGAAATATTGATATTATCTTTTATTTCTGTGTTTTCTGCAGTTTCTATCATTTCTGTATTTTCCATTTTTTCTCCTTTTTCATAAATCTACGATTAAACTAATCCAAGATTTTTCTTCATCTTGGCAAGTTTATCCACACCGTCAACCGTCCAAATATTATTAGGTATATCAATTTCTGATAAAACTTTTCCTTTGTGTTCAAGTTTTACTGCGTGTGGTGTTAATTCAACGGTAAATTCACCATTTTCTTGCTGTTTTAATGTGCCTAATGCTGTTATTTTCTTTACAATTGCCTTAATTGTACCTTTTACAGGCACCTCTTCTCTTAAAACATTACCGTCAAAGACTTTTAAGTTTCCTCTTACAATAATAATGTGTTCTTCATCTAAATTTGAAAGTTTTGTATAAACATAACTATCAAAACCGTTTAATTTTAATGAAGAATCATCTAACTCTACCCCGATAGGTAATTTTGTAGTACCAATTGAGTCTATTGGTTTTGAGTCCACAGTTACCGTACTTACATCAGGAAACTTAAATTCATTAACCTTACCAAATAATGAAGTACCTAAATATAATGAAGCGTTTGTTAATATTGTTGCCATTTGTTTTTATCCTTTCTTGTGTTTATGGATTATTTTTGTTGTTAAAATTTTTCAAATTTAACACCGGTTTAAGCGTTGCTTAAAGCTTTAGTAATATATTTAATATTGATAAATGAGCTGTATCTTATGTGTTCAGCAACAGACGGAGGGCAGAAATCATAAGAAAACTGTATAAATCCGTTTGCCACACTTTCGGCATCATTTAGCGTTTCGTCATACCAAACATCACCATCTAAAATCAAACCTACTTCCGGATTTTTCCATTTATTAAATTTAGCTTTAATTTCTTCTAACACATTGTCTATAAATGCTCTTGTTACTTTTCCGCCGACACATTCAAAAGAACCTGCTTCACTAGTTTTTTCAATAAAATTTGCAGTATCTATAACACTATCAAAAGTTTCTATGCCTGTTAAACTCGGATATGCACAATTTCTTGCACCCCAAATACGATATGTACCTTTCCAATTTATTACGGTTGCTAGTCCCATTGCATTTAAGCGGTTGCTTTCTGTATCTTCCTTATTTACATAAAATTCAACAGGGAATTCTAAACCTTTTATTGTTTTAGATTCTGTATTATCTATTGATGTTGCAATATCTTCCGTTTTGTTTAATCTAACTCTTATTCCAGCTAAAACAGGGCTTAACGGTTGTATTAAATCTTCATCTAAATATTGGTTATATCTTTTTACCCAAGGTAAAGCCATATACCCATTTTTACTTGAACACATTAAATCAATATTTTCATTATTTAATCTGCCTTGTATTGCTGCATTAACTCTCGTACCTTGCGGACAATCTAAATATACTCTTGCTTTTATATCATCACTTAACGCAGTTAAAACATCTCTTACACTTCTGTTTGCTGAATATTTTGGAGCAATAAGAATATTTACATCATCGCCATATATTTGAGTTACATTAACGACTGCTTTAATACCTGTCTTATTTCCGTCCTCATCAACACTTCCGATAATATCAGCATTCGTAACTTTTGATACATCTGCATAGTCATAAGTACACTTTACTGTTGATAAATTTTTAAAATCGTCCGAAATAAATGTTATAACTGCATTTTCTTCATTAATTTCTACTGTATAATCAGTATTTTCTATTGCTGTTGTTTCTTCTGCTTGTATTGTTAAATCTGTTATTCCTACATTTGGAATTGTTATTTTACCGGCTGATAAAGTAAATTCTCTTTCTTCAACTTGAGTTTTATGTTTTGTATCGTCAAAAACATTTATCATATATACGGTTGCTCCGCCTGACTCTATGAAAATAGTGTCTATTGCATCATAAATCGTATAATCTCTTAAGTTTTCACCTGCATATTTAGCTAAATCTTGATAATTTGTAATAGGCACAGGTGTATTTAATGTTTTATTTTCTTCCGATAATAAAAATGTAGGTGCTGTACCAACTACACATACAATATTTGTTTGTGCATCTTGCAGCGGTTGACGAGCTTTTTTTCTTACGGTATCTATTCCATGTAACATTTCTTTGTCCTTTCTTGTGTTATAAATTGATAGTTTTTGCAATTTTTATATTAGTTTTTCTTCCTGTGTATGTTCAATTTTTATGGTTAATCCGCAATATAAATCAGTATTGATTTCTGTTAAAAATTGTTCTTGTACCAGTTGTATTTTTTTGCCTAAAATTTCTAAACCTTGTAACGTATCTTTTAATATTTGTTGTGGTTGATGTGTTTGCTTATAGCTTCTTAATCCTCTATAACCCGATATAATATTAAATTTTATTGTTGATATTTGATTTACGTTCCATACTGAATTTTGTTCATTAAAATCAGTTTTTAAGTATTTAATCAGCATACAGCCGGTTGGTGATGTAAAATTGTAATTTTGAAAATCTGCCGGAAAGCTTTCAATGTCAAATTCAGGGAATTTCGACTTTAAAGCACTTATTATTGCATTTTCTATTATTTCGTTTATTGATATTTTTATATTATTGTTCATAGGTTAAAAAATCCTTTTGTAAGACTATCAGGAAATCTTCTATCATCCTCTGTTTTGTCTGTTATATACATTCTCGGAGATAATACGGTTTCTTGTGTGTTATCAGCTCCGGTAAGTTCCAATACTTTTGAACCGTTCTGCAAATCTTTTAAAATACTTTTTGCATCTTCATAATTTTGAAGATAATTTTTTGGTACATCTTGCGGACGTCTTGCGTATAATCTGTAAATAACTATGTCTGCTGATATTTGAACTAATATTTTAGGAATTGATGATAAAGGTAATTTGTACTTGTTTCTTAATGAAGAATTAATAATATCATCTGCAATGGTTATATTTTCATTGATACACTCCATATTTATTTCTGTTGCAGGAGTTACATCATTCGTTAAATTTATCAATACTCGTTTATCTATTCTTGAAAGTAAATCATTTATTGTACAGTACATAGTTATCCTTGTTTTACTCTGCTTACACTGCCCCCATAGCAGTTATCCTTATTTTTGGATAACTGCTTTATTTTAGAGGAGGAGAGCTACATAAATTTCTTAATCAAATATCCACAGTCAGGGCAAGTTACAATATCTTTGTATTCTTCAACTGATTTGTAATATTTAACACCCTCTGCCCCTGGTTTAGGGTCAAAGTATGTCAAAACATTGTAATCTTTGTATTTTACCCTTTGTCCAAAAGTTACACCGCAATCTAAATCAGCTGACGGGTCAATATAAGCCAAAATCATATCATTACCCCAAATATAAGATAAACTTACGTTTTGACCACGTTTATTTGTATTTACTCTGCCACCGCCGATTAAAATATTTTCTACATCAAAACATTCTTTCAAAAATTCAACAGGTACTAAACCATCTTGAATAGCGTTACCTTTATACATTTGTACAATTGATTTTAAAGAACGCAAGAACGATGCACCTGCTCTTGAAATAATCATTGTATTAGGTTTTTTATACATTTTGTCGGCACATTCTTGAACAAATTTAATAGGTGCAGCATTTGCCGATACAAAATTGTTTGCAGCTGTTAATGTTACGGAATTACCATCATAAGTATTTTCATCTCTCAATAATTTAGCTAATCTTGCTTCTCCGGAAAGTTTTAAGATGTTTTTTGAAAACATTACTCTTTTGGCTTCTTTATTTTTTTCTTGAGTATCTAAATTTAAGTGTCTTACAGATAATTTTGTTTCGTGTGCATAAACACCGGTACCATTATGTTTTTCTGTGTACTTAAATTCAGTTTCTTCCGGTAATCCGTATTCGCCTATTTCTGTATCAACTTCTGTTAAAAATTGTCCTTTGTCATAATATCTGTATTTGAATTCAGGACTATCAACATAAGTTTGTGTTAACACGTTATCTGCTATCAAATCTTGCGGAGTGTATGCGATTGCAAGACCTGTTAACTGCTCATTTGCTACGTAAGGTAATTCTATTTTTGGCATTTTATTTTCCTTTCTTTTATCCTTTTAATTTATTAATAACTTTGATTTAGTGGCTTAAATCCTCAATAATTAACTTTCTCCGTTAATTTCTTCATTTGGTTCTTCATTTGTTTCTTCTGCTGCTTGTGTCGGAATTGTTATAACATTAGGATTTACCATAACCCATAAATCAGCAGCACCAGAACAACTTTCTTCTACTTGCCCGATAATAAATACTATTTTTGAAGTTTCTTCATTTTTTATTACGTCTGCATCTAGGTCAAATTTACAAGCTTTGCCGTTTTCATCAGCCATTAGTAAATCTCCGGCATTGACAGCTTCTGATGTTTTTAACAATGCTCTGCCAAAACAAACAACATCCCCTTTTGCTCCTGCTTTTCCTGCAAACAGTGTTACTCCGCAAGGTATTTCAAAAGGGGTTTTTACCGCTTTTACAACACCTTCATCAGAAAAAGTTACTATTGTTCTTTCTTCCAAATCTTCTCCGTATGTATAACTTTTTACTAAATTCATCATTTTTTCCTTTCTTTTTTTAGGTACGCTATGCCTAAAACCATTCAGCCTTAGGCATAACGATTTGCTCTATCCGTGTTTTATTTTTTTTGAAATTTAATTATTTAACCAGTTTTGAATAAGCTTCTACTTCACTCATTCCTTGTTTTGTGAGTTTTTGAATTTCTTGAGCGAAAGCTGCTGCATCAGAAAATTCTTGATTTTCTTTTACATCATCTTTTTTAGCAATATCTTCAAAATTCATCATTTTTAATTCGCTTACAAATTCCTTTACTACATCCACTCCTGATTTTTCACTATCAGAAAAATTAAATGTTCCTGCTGCATCACAGGCAGTTAAAATATTAATAATGCTTTCTTTGTGTTTTGGCAGAATATTGCCTTTTTCAATCGCACTATCAGCAAAATCTTCAAACTCTTTTAATCTTTGTGCTTGTTTTGTTTCTTGGGCTTGTCTTTTTAATTCGGCAATTTCTTTATCTTTTGCCTCAAGCTCTTTCTTTAATTCTTCATTTTCCATTTTGTTTTTTTGTCCTTTCTCCATTGTTATTTCTTCTTTTTCAACAACCGCCAAATCTTCATAATCAGAAAATTCATAAGCAAAATCATCCTCATTTTCTTCAAAGCAGAATTGTTCTAACCCCTTAACGGCAGGAGCTTGCCCGCCTAAAAACGCTAAATGTCTTATATTCAAATCTTTATCAAGCGATATAGAACGATTTTTAAAAAGTCCTTTATTTACGGCTGTTTTAAATTCCTCCTGAACATCTTTGAACGAACAATATAAGTCTTTTCCCACTCTTAAAACATCTTTAAACCAACCATAAGCGGGGGAATTACTTTGAGGATGTCCTACACAAATTGGAACTTGTGAATGCACAGTATTAAACTGATGAACAATTTTATCAAGGTCTTGTTCTGTCCATTCTCTTGTGTTGCCTTTACTGTCTGTATGTTTTCCTGCTGAAAATATATGACATAATTTCATTTGTTGATTGCTCCTTTTTGAGTACAAACCCAGTTTAAGCAATATCCAATGGTCATATCTACAATCTGTATTTTAAATTTTGTTTTGAATATGTTTCAAAACTATATTTATATTTATATTCATTGATAATTTAATTTGAAAAACCTTAAACTATGTGTAAGTTCCAAAAAAGACAGGCATTAAATTTTTATCAATCACAAGAAAGAGGTTTTAATGATTAACGAAATTTTATCAGCTCCGATAGTGAAAGAATGTGGAGCGATTGCACTAATGTTTTATGCTTTTTATCTTGTTTTGCAATTTAACAAAAGCAGTATTGAAGCTCTTATTAAGCAGCAGTCCGATTTTATGAATAAAATTTTTGATTTGTACAACAAGCTCATAGAATCGACCGTATGGAATTCTTCAATGCTTCAAAAAATTCATGACGGCATTATTTCAAACCAATGGTGTCCGTATATAAAACGTGTCCAAAAACAGGAAAAAAAGGAGGAAGTAAAACAAAATGATTAATCCGGCTATTATGCAATTAAGAATAGAATTGGAACAAACAAAAAAAGAGTTTCAAGAAAATGAATTAAAGCTAAAAAGACTTTTTTATGAGCTTTCTACTTTGTTAAACCCTTATTACAAGCATATTAAGGATATTAAGGCAGAAGAAATAGAACAAAGTGCAGATGAATTGCTTGATTTAAAAACAATTCTTTTACAGCAAGAAGAAAAAATTAACGACATAAAAACTCAATTAGGGGAATAAAATGGGTAAATTTGAAGATTACGGATTACTTGCAGAAAAATACTACGTTGAAGAACAATTACCAATATCCGCTATCGCTAAAAAACTTAATTTGAGCGATAAAACACTTCATGAATGGAAGAAAAAAGGCGACTGGGATAATAAAAGAAAAGACTTTTTAACATCTCAATTTACCTGTTCAGCCGCACTTCAAGAACTTGTTATTCATCTGGTTAAAGATGCAAATTCTAAAATTAAAGCCGGAGAAATACCGGAAGCAGCAACATTGAATTTTATCGGTAAAATGGCTGAGAAACTACCTAAATTAAAAGCTTTTGACGAAATGGTGATTAACGAAAAAATGACAGAAAACACAAATGATGAAAATTCATCAGATAAAGAAATGCAGATTGCAGAATTAATAAACAAAAAACTTATGGGGCTTTAATAATGTCAAAACAAACTGACATAAAAAATGATGAAATACAACAGGATTTTTGGCTACAATACCAAAAAGACTGGCTTAGTGATGAATCATTAATAAAATTTTGGGAAAAATCACGCCGTATTGGTGCTACTTACGTTCAATCCTATGAAGATGTAAGAGATTGCGTTACAAAAAAATATTTCAAAAAAAACAGACCGCTTAAAGTTTGGTTTACATCAGCCGATTTATCAGCTGCAAAAGAATATATTGATTATTGCAAAGAATGGGCGATATTTTACAATTCTATTGCAAAAGATTTGGGCGAAATAATAATTGATGAAGAAAAAGACGTTAAAGCATTTTGTATTGAATTTTCAAACGGTGCAAAAATATTTGCCCTATCATCAAACCCCTCTCAATTCCGTTCAAAAGGCGGTAAAGTAGTTATTGATGAATATGCTTTTCATAAGGACCAAAAAGGATTATGGAAAGCAGCTTTTGCTTCCGCTAAAATGTGGGGTTATCCTATAAGAGTTTTAAGCACTCATAACGGACAATTAAGCAATTTTTACAGAATAATTAAGCTGATAAAATTAGGAAAATTAAATTATTCACTCCATACAACAACAATACAAAAAGCAGTATCAGACGGATTAGCTGATAAAGTTAACGGCAAAAAATTAACAAAAGCAGAACGTGAACAATTTTTGAAAGATTTAAGAGCTGATGCAGGAGATGAAATAACATGGCAGGAAGAATTTTGTTGTATTCCTGTTGATGAAGCAACAGCATTTTTAACTTATGAAATGATAAATAATTGCAAGGAAAACAATGTTATAAAACCTTTTGAAGAATTGGAGCAGCTTGGAGATTTATACATAGGTTACGATATTGCAAGACATAAACATTTATCTGTAATCAGTGTATTTGAAAAAGTCGGAGATGTCAGATTTTTACGCTATGTAGTAAAAATGCACAATGTAAAATTCAGAGAACAAAAACAGGCTTTATACAGTTTTTTGAGATTAAAAAATGTTCGCAGGGCTTGTATAGACAGAACAGGTATAGGCGAAAATCTGGCAGAAGATGCACAACTTGATTTTGGTAAATCAAAAGTTGAAAGCGTGCTATTTTCAAATTCTTCTAAAGAAGAAATGGCAACGCTTTTATACATTGCCATTGAGGATAAAAATTTAAGAATAGATATAAACACCGCACAGGAAGATATAGAGGATTTACACAGTATTCGTAAAATTCCTACAAAAGCAGGTAACACACGTTTAGATACAGACGGTTCGGATGAAAACCGACACGCAGACTTTTTCTGGTCAGCTGCATTGGGAATTTATGCAAGTGCAAGTTCCAAAGATTTTCAAAAACCTGTAATTTTGACAGGGAAAAGTAATGATAACAATACTTTTGACGACATGTTAAATTTAAGAGGTCTGGCAGGCGATTTACGGGGTTTGAATTTCTAAATGATTAAATATACGTAAAAATATTTTAATAGGTGAGTTAAAACGAGTTAAAAGGGTTTTAAATCGGGTTTGAGATAACTCAAAGAAAAAATGAAAGGATAAAAAATGTTTAAGTTTCCAAAAATGACATTTTCAATAAAAAAAGATAAATCTATTTTTGATGAATACGCATCTGCAAAAGATGTATTTGGTATGTATAATTTAACAAGTAAACTCCCAAACCCCGATATTATTTTAAGAAAAACGGGTAAGGGGCTTGATTCACTTAAAGAATTAAAAAGTAATTATCAAGTCGGAACTTGTATTGAAAGCCGTAAAGCAGGAGTAACAAGTAAAAAATGGAGGTTAAGCAAGGGTAATTGTTCTGATAAACAATTTCAATTTTTTGAAGAAATCTTCAAAATAATTGATGTTCATAAACTTATTGAAGATATTTTAGAAGCTCCGCTTTTTGGATTTTGTCCTATTGAAATAAGTTATGAAAAAGATACAAGCTATATTGTGCCTGTAAAACTCACTTCAAAACCGCAAAAATGGTTTTATTTTAACAGTGATGGTGAATTTTTCTTTAATAGCAAGAAAAATAATCAAGGATTATTGATAGAACCTAATAACCCAAAATTCATATTACCAAGACACAGAGCAGATTATGAAAATCCTTACGGAGAATGTTTATTAAGCCGTTGTTTTTGGAATGTTGTATTTATCAACGGCGGTATGGAGTTTTGGCTTAAATTTATGGAAAAATACGGCACACCTTGGGCAATAGGAAAATATGACCGTTCCATGAATGAATCAGAACAAAAAGATTTACTTAAAATGTTAAAAAGAATGGTGCAAGATGCTGTTGCGGTTATACCTAATGACGGCAGCGTGGAACTTATAAACGCTTCCGATAAATCAGGCAGCAATGCAGTATTTCAATCATTTGTTACAAAGTGCGAAAATAATATATCTAAAGTGATTTTAGGACAAACTTTAACAACAGATATAGGTGCAACGGGTTCTTATGCTGCATCTTCTACACATCAGGAAGTAAGAGCTGATTTAATTCAAAATGATGTCAGATTATGTGAAAATTCAATCAATGAATTTATACGCAAAGCTTCCGGATTAAATTTTAATGATACCGAATATCCTGTTTTTGAAATATATGATGATGAAGAAATCGACCAAACTATCGCAGAAAGAGATAATAAAGTTCAAAATTTAGGGGTTAAATTTACCAAAAAATATATTAAAAAAACTTATGGTTATGAAGATGATGATTTTGAAATAGTTACAGATGATAACGACAGTTCAGATTTTGCAGACAGTTCAGATGATGATTTTGACAAAATGGAAAATGTTGTAAGAAATTTTGATGCAAAAGACTATGACAACTTTATTAACGATAGTTTAAAACCGATTTTAGAACTTTTTAATACAACTCGTGATGCAGATGAATGTATGGAAAAGTTAGCAGAAATTTATCCTGACATGAAAACGGAAGAACTTGAAAAGACATTAACAAAAGTTATATTTTTAGCTGAATTAATGGGGAGAGTTGAATAATGGCTAAAAAAGATATTAACTTACAATCTGCGTTTTATATGGAACCGGAAGAAATAGTTAAATATTTTGAAAGTAAAAATTGCAAAATATCTTTTGATTGGCAGGAAGTTTATGAAGATGCACATGCAAAAGCTTTTACTGTTGCAAAAATGACTAATGCTGATTTGTTAAAAGATACGCACGATATGCTTACAAAGGCTATTAAAGAGGGTTGGAGTTCATCACATTTTAAAAGAGAAGCTTCACAGCTTTTTGAGAAAAAAGGCTGGGTAGGATATAAAGAGGTTACAAATCCGAAAACAGGCGAAAAACAAACTGTAGAACTTGGTACACCTCGCAGAATAAAAAAGATTTTTGACTGTAATATGCGTTCAGCTTATGCCGTTGGAAGATATAAACAACAAATGGAAGATGTGGACATTGCTCCGTATTTTCAATATCAATGTGTTGTTGACGGCAAAACAAGACCTGAACATAAAGCAATGCACGGTAAAGTTTTTAGATATGATGACCCGATTTGGCAGACAATGTATCCGCCAAATGGTTGGAATTGCAGATGTTTTGTAAGGTCATTAACTCAACATCAGCTTGAGAAAAAAGGGCTAAAATGTGAAAGTTCTCAGGGTAAATTAAGAGAAATAGAAACAGTTGCAGGCGGAGAGCCTAAAACAATAACGGCTTATGATTTTAAAAAAGGTGGAAAGAAAATAACTATGTCTGCCGAAGCTGGTTGGAATACTAATTTAGGTATGTTTGAG